TCTATAAAAATATTATTATATGTTTCTTCTAAAACATCTTTCATATTTTCTTTTGTAAATTCTACAATCTTGCCATTCACAGATCTTGCATTTTTAAACACCATTAATTTATTTGCATATGGTTTCATAATACTCCACGAATGTCTTGGTACATCAGAGTCCTCTAGTATAGCTTCTAATGCACTATTAACTGTAGTTATAGTTGAGTCAGGATAAAATTTTGCAAAAGAAGTCATAACAGAATTATCTAATTCATTTTTAGTAGTATTAGGTCTAGCAAAATAATCAAACACAGCTACTGTGTCATTGCCATTAACTGAAGCGGCAGCATTAATTAGACTAAACTTAAAATACTCATCATCATAACCTTGCAATCTTGGCGCACCAGTAGATGTATATGCTGTATTATTCCATAAATCTAATACCCTAGCCGCCATAGCTTTTTTCTCAGCAGGTGACCTATTTTCAAACATAGAAAGATTTAAAAAGTTATCTGCCTTAAATAAATCATGTGCAAACTTAGGTACAACATTTCTGCTCATAACTCTAGTAACTACAGCACTATATGTAGAGGCATCTAAATCAAAAAAGTTAGTTGAGTTTATTTCTCTGCCAAACTCATTATTCAAACTTAAATTTAATTTTTCTCTTGTATCTTTTGTATTTTCTAAAATAGAGTTTGAATTATATATAGATCCAACAGTATAATCTAACTCCATAGCTTTCATTAATTTACTTGCATCACCTGATCTATTGCTAATCTCTCTAGCAAGAACAGCCATATCAACTCTATCTAAACTAAGTTCATCTTTTAGATCATATACTTTTTTTATTTCTTCAGGACTAACTTTACCTCTAGTAGATCGTACAACAAAATTTATTAATTCAGGTGATAATCTTTTAGAATTAAACACTTGCTCAATAGCTTTTATAGCATCACCATTTTCACCAAGCCTATCTACTACATTATTAATTGTTCCTAATGCCTGACTTCTTCTGAGATTAGCACGAAGGTCTTGAGCTTTTGGTGCTTTTATGTGACCTCCTGCAACTAATTCGTCAATTTTATTTTCTACATCAGTAACAGTATTTTTTATATCATTTTCAAGATTTATTATATCTTGAGTATCTTCAGATGCATTTGCATCAAAGTTAGCTCTAGAATATATTAATGCAGTGGTAGCTGATATATCATCTTCTAAAGTTATTAATGTATTTTGTGCCGCTACTCTTTCATCTCTTGCTATTGTATCATTTAATATTTTATTAGAATGTAAAACTTTTTGATTAGAAACTTTAGTAATAAAATCAGGAATATATTGATCCATACCATTATCTTTGAAACTTTTAATATGTGCATCAATAAAACCAGTAGCTTCTTCATCAAATTTATCTTTATTAAATCTATGTTTTGCTTGTAGTTCAGCAAACTTTTGTTTTGATAAAATGCCCATAGCATCACCATATCGTTGTGCTAAAACCTTTTCTGCATATGGTGTACCTACTTGTGTAAAATTAGCCTTTTCAAATTGTATTTTGCCATCTTTTGCTACTGCTAATGTTTTAGCAGTATTAATATCTTTCTTAATGGCATCTCTTCTTGCTTCTTCCCAAAATATTTTTTGCATAGAATTACCAAATTCAGCAACAGCATTGCCAAGCTGTACTGCACCAGTATCAGCCGCAACTACACCAACTGGTCTATTTCTAAATGTTGTAGGTTTTGCTTTTACAAATTCTGCCATTATATCATTGTACTCGCTCTAAATCCACCACTTATAATTGTGCCAAATGCTTTGTATCTATATGCTTTTGATATATTATTAGCTTTTGTTACTGCCATTAATGCTTGTTGTGAATATTTACTTTGCTCTGCTAAATTCTGATAGTTAGATCTTTGTGCCAATGTTTTGGTATTTTGTTTAGCATTTTTTAATAATGCTTTATAGGATCTATCTGAACCCATATCTCTACCAGTAGTTCCTGCCACAGCAGCATTTTGTGATTTGAATGTTTGAAGATTTGCCATAATATCATTATGTTCCTGCAATGCTTGTAATCTTCTTATCTTAGCTTGATCTTTGATATTTCGAGCAGTCAAAGCACCTTCCATTAATGCGGCTCTTCCTGCTTGTTGATATCCCCTTGCTTGAATAAGTGTTGATCCAATTGCCAATGCTAGTGTTAAACTCAAAATGCCACCTCTACTATCATTCCATTAATCTGTAAATCTAAAGGAAAAGACTGTGATACTATAACTCTAGGATCACGACTATATCCTAATAACCTAAACTCTTCTTTGCCAGTTACAGCAGATCTTTCCATAAAGCCACTAGTCACAGTATCCGTTGTATTTCTTATAACCAAATCTCTACTTGTTGAAGTTGTGCTTGGACCTTGCACACTTACAGCAAGTGTTGATTCTAAATCTAATATTACTTTAGGTATTTGTCTAGGCTCACCAGTTAAAGGTCCACCTTGTATAGAAGCATCTATAGGCAATGTCTTTAATGTTGGTGTAAAAGAATATCCTAAAAACACTGTAGATAATCCACCTTTAGCACCACTTATATCTACTTGATTACTTGCCATTGTAAATTCACCTAGAAAATCATTACCATTTACAGCTTTTACTACAGCACCATTTCTAAAATGAGATGTTAAAGCACCACCAAATACACTAGAACTACCACTAAATTCATCACAAAAATCCATAGGCATATCTGCCTGAAACTCTTCAAGAAATAACTCGGTTGTGCCATCACCTTGATCTCTAGCACATACTACAAATAATCTTTCATGAACTGCACATATACTATGCCATAACCCTTGTGTATCCCACAAACTCCACCCTGCTTTTTGATCTCCTCTAACAGAATAAAAAACAGCTATAGTTCCATCATTATTTATAAGAAAAGCATAAGACTCACTTCTATTTAAAGCCCCTTTTATAGATGTTTGTTGTACTGGATCTCTTATAAGATGTGGTGCAAGACCTGATACAGCAACAGACGTATAAGCACTTTCTGTATCTGAAAATAAAAACTCTCTCATAGCACTACCAGTTTTCTGTATAAATAAAGTCGCACCATCAAATACTGTAGGTCTAACAAAGCTAGAGCCGAAAGGTGTTTGCCTTCTAATCTGTGCATTAGCAGGTGTCACTGGTTTATTAGCAACAGAGGGAATAAATAACTCAGCACCAGTAGTAAATATTTGCAAATCTCTATTAGATACTAAATGCCTTATAGAAAATATCTCACCTACATTAGCAGTAAGATCAAGAGCATCATCATCTTCTGCATCACCTACATCAAAATTAAAAAACAAACCTGATTTACTACCCCATATACCATCAGGTTGTGATAATGTGCCACCAAACCAAAGTCTATTTTGATGAAATGTAACAGCCGCAGGATAGCCACGAAGAGCAGAATAACTTTGCTCACTAAACTCAGTAGTAGCCGCACCAGTAATAATACGAGGACTACCACCACCTATGGCACTAGATGTAGCAGTTGCACTACCACCTGCTGTAAATTCAAATGTATTTTCATCTGGAACAGCAGTAATCGTTCTTGCACCATTAATATTAGTATTAGCTATACCACCTACTGCACCTGATCTTTCAAAGGTTACTGATGCTCCAACAGCTAAACCATGCAAAGCCTTTGTTACTCTAACTGTGCCACTACCCTCAAAAGTTTTGATACTATCTATTTCTAGTTGCTGTCTTAGTGTGCCACCTACAGTTGCAGTAACTTGTGTAGCACTTGTAAATCCAGTTATTCGACATCTTGTTTCACCTATCAATAGATCAACACCTACATGACCTGATACAAAATAATCTGCTGATGTAGTCAATGTCACACTTCCAGTAGTGCCACTTGCAGTTATAGTCATGCCTAATGGCTGAAAACTAAAATATGGTTGAAATATATCATTACCATCTCTTGATGTATCAAAGTTAAATGTAGATACAGTAAATGTAGTAAGACTCGTTCTTTCTAATATTCTAGTCTGAAAAGTATTATGGCATATAAACATAAGATCACCTTGCTGTGCAAAAGTGATTTCTTCAAGATATGATGCTGATGTTGTATTAACTAACCATGATTGTCCAGTAAGTGATTGTATAGATGATACAGATCCATCAGTAGGACTAATCTGAAATATCTCTATCCTTGTATTGCTAAATGCTATTATGTAT